TTAAAAGGCATATTACTTTCCGTATTTTTTCATTCCTTTTTTCTTTTTCATAGCTGGTTCTTTAGCTTTAGTTTTTTTCATTCCATGTTTCATCTTTTACCTCGTTTTGATTCTTTTGGTCTTAGTAAATCTGCATCGGCTTTTCCAGCGCCGCCTTTTCCTGTGGCAAAAGATCTAACTCGACCTGCGGCCCATTGATGCGCGGAAACGCCAGGTCTTGAACCACTTCCATAATAAGCGCCTAAACCTCTTTTGTAAACTTTTCCAAGCGTGCTTTTCGATATACCACTTGACTTATGATATTTGTCTATAACTGCTTGTTTACTTGACATCTTTAGATCTTTGTTTGGATATTTTATTCATCATAGCAGGAGTAAGTTTACCCATCTTGTAGAGCTTCATAGTATTTAATATTTCTCTTTCTCTTTTGGATTTGTTTTTCGCTCCCTTCAAATACTTTTTGGGTACGCCCTTTTTAGTCTTTGCTACTTTTTTAAATTTTCTTACCATTTTACTTTGTTCGCCCAATAAGCAGCAGACATTTTACCTTTAGCTATATTTTTAGCGTGCCTAGCTTTAAATGATTTGGCTCTCTTAGTCATAGTTTTGTCACCTGTCTTGCCTTGTTGACCAAACCTAATCGTTTTTATTTTACTGCCTTCTTTGGCAACCACTACATGCGATTTGGTTGGATGGCTTGGTGTTCGTTTTGGTTTGTTATAACCAGAAACGCCAACTCTTTTTAACCTAGGGTCTTTTGCCATTAGTGTATTGTTTGTTCTCTATAATAAATTACTTCGGAATCTTTGGAAATAGTCTCGTCGCATAAGACTTGCATAATCTTTAGTGCTTGGTCAAATGATTTTGCTTTGAGTTCGTAAGCGCTATAAATAGTATCGCCTGCTAAAACTTCTAAATCGTAATACTTATCTGGTTGGTGGCTCATTGCTAAATAATCCTTGTGCTTGTATTTTGGCCGCTTCTCTAATCATTTCGCGGTCTCTTTCCATAATAGCATTGATTTCAGCAATGTTAACCTGTGTGCCGTACTTACCCTGCAATTCGAGTGCTTTTAGGCGTATTTGTGCTTCTTCTATGTCACGTTGTCTGTCATCATCCATGATAATTTTCATCCTATCGGTTTCTGCATCGATGACTGCTTTCTGCGCTTGGACTTGTGCTTTCTGAGCTTCGGCTTGCGCGAGCAGTTCAGCAGGATCTGGTTTAGGCGGTTGCGGTTGCATAGGCGGTACTTGCGTATTGATAAAGCTAGTAACGTCTTTGAAACCTGCCATTTCGATAAGTTTAGACAGCGTGTTAGCGTATTGTTGCAAACTAACCAAAGGATTGTTTGGTCCTAGTTGTTGCAATATTTGTTCTTGTTTACCAGCAAACGCGGTGAGCGCTGCCATCTTTTCATCATCGCTAGTTTTAGATATACCAACGTTGACAACTATATCTTTGTCGCTATCCCAATATCTTGGGTCGACAGGAACAAATTGATTATTAAGTCGGAACACATCTTGTGCGTCTTGGTGTTTGATAACTAAGTTATTTATTAAACCGTATAAAGTTTTTAGACCGTTCTCGGCAAAGTGTCGGCAAATAATTTCAACTCTGCCTTGCGCTCCAGACATAGTAGCGGCAACCGCAGTTTTTGTTGAGCTTTGCAATGCGTCGGCATTTAAACCTGCACTTGCTTTGGAAACGCCTGTTCTGTTTTCTTTGGCTTCGTCTAAGTAACCAAGCACAGGGAAAGCCTCTCTACCAACAAACGGTGTTGTCAGTTGTTGCACCATACCTGGCGCTCTCATTCTAATCGGTTGTCCTATGTCGGTGTTTAACACATCGTCAACGTTGACTTGACCTTCAACAATACCCATTCTTGGAAAGATTGAATGACCAAGAGAATCTAACGTATCTCTAACAATTTGTGATTTAGCTGCTTGGATTGGTTTGACGTAATCCGCAGGACATGAGCCGATTGCTGTGTGCGGCTCAGGGTCAGGACAAAACATAACAATCGGTACTTCGTCGCAAGGCTCTACGTTAATAATGTGTAGAGCGTCGCCTAACGTACATACTCTTAATAATTCGTCGATACCGTCATCGTCCATGTCGTAGTAAATAAAATGCTCTATGTATAAAACATTTTTACTAGCGCCTTGGTCTGGAAAAGCCATGTTGTCGTGTGGGTTTCTGGCTTGTTGCTCGTCAAAGGCTAACGGATCTAGTAGAGAACCTTCACCGCCGTATTGTTCTATTTCTTCTTTGCTGTAACCCATAGCAACCAACTCGCTTACCGTCTTGATCATACGGTGAGCAACGTAAGAAGAATCTTTCATAGACCTAGCGTGTCTAGCTATTAAGACTTCTTCTGGCGGCACAGACTCTAAAACAACTTGGTTTTTAGCTTTGACGCGCCTGATTGTTAAATCGTAAGACACAGGTATGACTTGCGTTACTTCTTCGCCAGACACAGGGTCAAGGGTTGTTATCGTTTCTTCGGTTGCTGTTTCAGACAATATTTCAACGTCTTTATCCATTACCAATGCTTGGTAAGCAGGCGGTGAAATATTAGTGTATTCATGCGTTGTGGTTGAAAGACTGTCATCCCAATACGCTTTCACAAAACCTGTCTTTCTGATCAAAGCGTCTTTAAACGCATCGTATAAAACTTGGAAACCTGAGTTTTTTTCTTGGACTATGTAATTAATATAGTCGGTTTGTTGTTCTGCAATCGGAATATCTTCTGGCCCTTTAGGCACAAATTCAACAATCTTTTTTGTCCCAAAGAAAGTACGCATGATAGACGGCAACATAAACAATACCGTATCTCTAACGTCGGTTGAGACGTAGTAAGATTGCAATGAACTAGTTGGTTCTGGCTCATTACCTAAATAATATTCTGTTGATTCGGCGCGTTCTTGACCAACTTGATTGTTGTAATCTTTCGCGTCATCCATCTCGGCTTTTAGTTGTGCCGATAGGTCGAGCATCATAGATGCTTCTGCTACTTCTTCTTTCGTTTTCTTTTCTTCTGCCATATTAGCCAACTCGTATTATTCTCGATTTAACAGGCTTGCGAAAATTATACCCCATAAAGCTCTCACCGCCACCAAAACTTGCGGCGCTACTTGCCATCGTCAGCGCGAGTGCGTCAGCTTTGTCTGGTGATTTGATGCCTCTTTTTTTCATTTCTTCTTTTGACTCTATTTTTATTTTGCCTGTTGACGTATATTTGTAAGACGGCGCAGCTAATTCAGAAACAAGCTCATCATCGTTAGGAAGTCTGCAATCACGCTGCGCCAACCAATCTTTTACCTTGAACCATAACTCGGCTCGTAAGTTTAAATAATTCTTTTTCGTCGCTGGCGCTTCGGCTACGTTGACTCCGCGCACAGGTAAATTTTGTTCGGCTAACCTATCGACAACCCCAGCTCCTAAACCAATCACATCGACCAATATTTCTTGCGGTCTTTCCATCGCCGTACAATCGTCGTATTTATTTTTCACAACTCCGCAGAGCTGCATGAGATCCATAGATTGAAAGTTAGTTATCTCAAAGACAGTATTACCCTGGCGCACACACAACGCGCTTGAGTCACCGCCAAAGCGAGCTACGTCTAAACCCCATAAAATCGGCTCACTCGCCGTTAGCGCTACGTCTCGGTCTATCGCGGCGCGGACTAACTCCATAGGAATAACGGTATCGTCGTCGGCGCGTGGGAACTCACCCATAACTTCTACTCGCGCTACGGTTGAATCTTCGCCGTATTGTTCGAGCATACGCTGAAATAATTCTTTATCCGTGCCTTCGACGGTGCGCGAGTCAATTTGTTCGTTCTTCCAAAAAGAGCGATTGGTGTGAAAACAGTCGTAAAACGGACCTGTGTTCCGTCTTGGGTTAGAAAAACAAAACCAATATCTATCGGTAGTTGGTTCTGAGAAGAAACCTTCCGAGACTGAGTAAATCGGCGCAGGTATACCAGATGCCTCATCCATAATCAGGCAAACGCCGTAATTAGAGTGAATCCCTGCGAAAGCGTCAGGATTTTCCTCGCTCCACAGTTGCGCTTGCGCGTAGTAATAACCTGTGTCGATTTTAAGATCTCTAATCAACGCTTCTTCAAACCAAGCCGCAGGCTTAATTGCAGTAGCGGTTTTAGTAAACCAATGCGAGTTTATGGCAAGCGTTAGCCATTTACCTAACTCAGCCCAAGTTCTTGAGCGTAATTGTTGTTCGGTGTTAGCGGTAACAATAATCGTCGACCCCAAGCGCGTGGAGAGCATCCAGATAATTAGCCAGGCGACGAGAGCAGATTTACCTATACCGCGACCAGAGGCGACGGCGAGCCTAAACATCTCTGGCATATCGACTCTTTCGTTACGTTGGATATGCGTTGTAATTTCTCGCAAAATTTTTTCTTGCCATTGCCTTGGTCCGTCAAAATCTTCGAGGGGGGTGTCCTTTTGTCCCCAAGGGAAACAATATTTAACAAAGTTGTACGGATTATCTTTGACCATTGGTGACCATAGTTCGGTCATCAGCTCTTGTTCTTGTTGCGGACTATACTTCATTCTTCTTATTCATCTCGTCAAAATAAATTCTGGTGCAGTAACGTCTAATAATAGCAGCGACGGTGAGGACTGTGAGTTGGACCACAGAAATTAAAAGTGCGTCGGTAGTGAACATGAGCAAGAGAGCGAGGGTGGCCCATGATATTGGAAAGTTAAATGCTGCACCAAGTGTTGTATCGGTGACTGACTCTATAAATGCTTTTCTATCAATTTTCATAAAAAATTTATTTCAAGGGGACAATATAAATACTACCGCCGCTAGAAAATTAAGGGGGGTCATATTTAGTTTTTTCTCCTGGTTTTTCAAGGTATTTTATTCTTCGGTCAACTTCTTCTTAGGGAGTGGTACGGAAATAGTCTGTTTTTCTACTATTTCGCCCTCTATTAGTCTATTTTTAGAATTTTGCATGATTTCTTTAAGGTTTATGTTGTGATTTACCTCTTGTCTATCGCTCCAATTCTCTGGATCTCTGTTTTTTAGGAAAAAAATAGCGCTTGTCTCCTTGCCATCCAGAGCATTTTCATAAACTTTATTAGTAACTGTGGCGATGGCCTGCGCTTTTCCTTTTTTTAATGCTGTGTCAAATCTTTCATTATTACGTTTATTCCTGGCAATTGTTGAAAGACTAACGCCCAAAAGACGCGATATTTGCAGCTCACTTAATCCGTTTCCGCTCCAATGCTCAACTTTTTTTAAAGTCTCTTCATCAAATAGAATCTTTTTACGTCCTACTTTTGATTTTTTTTGGGCCTCCATACAAATAATTATATATGTCAAAATACTTTTTTATACATTTATTTCTTGTATTGAGTGTAGTTTCGTGTATTATAGTGAATGTAAGGAAATGATTTCTTACATAACTAAGGAGAAAATAATAATGGCTAAAGAAATAACAATGACTAAAGAAGAAGCTACTAAAGCAAAGAAACTAATAGATAAGATGTTTTCTAAGATGATAGTAGAAGAACTCAAAGGTGAGATAAAAGCATATGAAGATACTGGCACAGTTTATCAAGGAGTATCTTATCTATTGCACAAACTAGGTAGCATTACGCAACAATGGGATGATATGAACAACGCTTATGATAAATTCATAGACGAAGAATAATAATAAAGGAGAAAACAATGACTAAACAATGGCAAGAC